GGCGGATCGCAGTTCTGCTTGTGGGCGCGCACGTTCTGGAACGGCGACACGCCGACCTACGGCGTGAACTTCGACGTGCAGGACGTGACGTGGTTCTGGTGGGACGCCACGAACATCCCGAGCACCGATCAACTCTGCGAGGTCTACAACGCTCCGCCGGCGCTGTCGTTGACGTCGACGCTGTCGGGCGCGTTCCTGCACCTGAACTCGCCGGGCTTGACCGGCGAACGGTGGCTGCACTTCCAGTCGATCGAATACGAGGTGGACGGCGCGACGCCTCAAGCTCCGCAGTTCCAGTTCGGCTACTCGACGACGTCGGGCACGTTCGTCGGCTGGAACACGAAGGTCGGAAGCGGCGATCAGTTCGGCCGCTGGGGCCAACGGCGCACGGCCGTCATGGCGACGCCGGAGAAGCCGCTGCTGCACCAGGGATGCTGGTGGCAGATGGTCCGGCCGAGCGGCGTGTTCGTTCCTGGCGTGCGCGGGCGCGATCGAGGAGCGGTCACGACGGCGACGAAGATCAACCGCGTGCGCTACTTCGGCGTCCGCCTCGACAACCTGCTCGACCTGCTGGTGCGCGAAGACGTCGAGGTCGCCGGCGCGACGTGCAACGTCTTCAGCCCACACCCTCCGATCTTCTCGGCCTACGTGCCCCTGGAACGAACGGCGAGCGGCATCATCGCGTGGCCGTTGAGCATGACGCACGGTGTCGTGCAGACGACTGGCAGGCAGTCCTTCGACGCTGGCCTGATGACCGACACGCAGCGGTTGCTCGACTTCCCTGTGGCGTATTGCCAGACCGACGCAGCGGTGTTCGAGGCGTGCAGCACGATGGCGTTCTCGCAGGAAGGTCTCGGCGCAACGTCGGGCGACATTCAGTATCGAGCGTTGTTCCTCGGAGGGCCGAGCGCGCCGTCGCAGAGCTTGTTCGTGCGCGACATCACCATCCTCCAGTTCTACCCAATCCGCGACCCGGACGTGATCGCGTCGCAGCCGCCCGGCGTCGGCGCGCCGCTGGTGCTCACGCCGGGCCGCGAGTCGGCGAACCCATCGTCTCTGCCGGCGCTGCCGATCCTGCCGGACGCCGAGCAACCGGAGGACGCTGCGCTGGAGTTCGCGCGCATCGACGGCGCGACGGGCTACAGCCGCACGTGGCCGCTGTTCGGCAAGGTCCGCCGGCAGTGGACGTTGTCGTGGAGCCGGTTGTCGGAGGCGAACGGCACCACGCTCTACGAGTTCCTGCGCGACAACCCGGCCATCAAGTTCCGCCCGCAGCGCGGCCTCGCCGACGTCGCGGCCGTGCAGATCACCGCGCCCGAACTGGCGCAGGTCAGCGCGCAGGTCTACTCGTTGACCGTCCGCATCGTCGAACTCGTCTGGACGAACTGAACAATGCCGATCACCCTTCCAGCGTCGATCAAGACCGAGGGCGAGCGCCCGCACGGCTCGAACCCGATGCACTGGTTCGTCGAGTTGCAGTTGAGCCGTCCCTTCAAGAGCGGCGAGACCATCGTTCCGAGCACGATCCTGCGCGTCTGCAATCGCCACGTCGAGACCGCGTGGCCCGTCGGGTCGCCGAACAGCGAGACGTGGTATCCCTTCAACTTCTCGTTCACGCCGATCGAGCAGAACCAGGAAGGCGACCTGCCGCAGATCGACTTGAGCATCGACAACACGGCGCGCACGCTGATGCGCTACCTGCACAACGGCGACGGCCTGGAAGGCAACTACGCGAAGCTGATTCTGGTCGCCGCGAACGGGCTTGCGATCGCGCACCCGAACCACGAGTTCCAGCAGTGGGATCTTCAGATCGCCGGCGCGATGGCCTCCGACGAGGCCGTGACGTTCCGCCTCGAACGGGCGAACTTCTTCACGCGGCAGAGTCCGCAGGACCGCTACGTCGCGTCGCGTTGTCGCTGGGAGTTCGGAGGACCCGAGTGCGGCTACATCATCAATCAGGTCGCGGCCTACACCACGTGCCCCAAGACTGTCGACGGATGCATCGCTCGCGGAGCCGACCACGCGAGTCGAGGACTCCCAGTCCTGCACCCGCGCCGCTTCGGCGGCTTTCCCGGCATCCCCAAGCAGCGATGATCGAGACCACCGACGTCCTGCGCAGCAGCTACGAACTGGGCGCGCGCGAGCCAGGACGTCGCCTCGATTGCCTCGGCACCGTGCTGGTGCTGGCCGAGCGAATGGGGCTGTGCGCGCCCGATCCGTGGCGCTCGATCCGGCGCTCGTGGATCGAGGGCGGCCTGCAATGCGGCAGCGGATTCCCGCCCTGTTGGGTCCGCCTGACGGACACCAAAGCGCCGTGGCGCGACGGCGATGTGCTGTTGTTCTTCGGTCGGCACCCGTGGTCGGCGATCATCTGCAACGGGCACGTCTGGTCCGCTGACGAGGACGTCGGCAGCGTCTACTGCCGTCCGGTGTCCAGGTGGTCGAAGCAACCGGCTGAGGTCTGGCGACATGATCCGACTGTTCATCAAGAAGGGCCTGCTGGGTGAGAGCGGCACCGAGTCGTTCCCGATCGAGCACCGCGCCGGCCTGACGGTTCGCGCGATCAGCGAAGCGTTCCGGCAACACCTTCCTGCCAGCGTCGACCTGGAAGTCGCTGTCGACGGTCGGCACGTCCCACCGGAGGCGATCGACGAGGACTTGCCCGACGGCTGCGACGTGATCGTGATGCCGGTGACCGGAGCCGGCATCGACATCCTGGCGCTGCTGGTCTACGCGCTGGTGATGGCGGCGGTCAGCTTCGCCATCAACTACCTGATGATGTCGCTGTCGCCGCGCCCGAAGCCGCCCGGCGTGCCGCAGGAACGCGGCGACGAAGCCTCGGCGACCTACGCCTGGGACGGCATCCAGACCAACTTCGGCCAGGGCTTCCCGGTGCCGTGGGTCTACGGCATCCACGCCGTCGGCGGGCAGGTGATCTACACCGACGTGTTCGCGACGACGGCGGGCGGCACGATCGACGACCGGCTGCGCATCATCCTGGCCTTGTCCGAAGGGCCGATCCACGCCATCGGCAACACGGTCGCGAACGAACTCGATGCCCTCGGCGGAGTCAGCGGCTCGACGCCAGGGTCTGCGCTGCCCAGCGACATCCGCGTGAACAACAACGTGCTGGCGTCGACGGCGACGGCCGAGCCGGTCAACAACGTCCTGACGAGCACGTGGTCGCCGGCGGCGACGTTCGATGCCGGCGCGACGCTGACGGTGAAGAACTCCGGCGGCACTCCGGTCGGCAGCGTGCAGGTCGTCGAAGTGCGCAACGCGCAGCGCACCGACCTCGACCTCGTGCTGCTGTCGGGCACGATCGCGCTCGGCAACACTCTGACGGACATCGGCTCGTTCGCTCCGCAGCCGGTCGCGACGATCACGGTGCTGTCGACGGTGCAGCGCCTCAACACGACGCCGGGCGCGCGCGCGTGGATCAGGCCGGGCACGCTGGATCAGTCGCCGTTGCCGGCCAACCCGTTCCGTGGCACCAGCGTCACGTTCTCTCCGCAGGCGCAACTCAACGAGGCCAACGAGGAGTCGATCTACACCTACAGCCTGAACGACGAGATCACGACGGTCGGCTTCGTCGTCGCGTTCCCTGGTGGGCTCTACAGCATCGACCCACAGGGCAACCTCCAGGCGTATCCGGTCCGCTTCGACTTCTCGTGGCGTCCGGTCGGCACGACGTCGTGGCGTTTGTTCTACGTGCCGCAAGGAAACGGCCAGCCGTTGCGTTCGCGCACGATCGGCGGCGCGAACCCGCGCGTGGGCCCGCTGCTCGAATCGTGGGGTGCGGACCTCGCGCCTCCGAGTTCGCCGGCGGAGCGCGGCCCGATCGAAGTGCGAATGGTGCGGCGATCGCCGGGCGGCGGCACCGACAGCGTGACGCAGGCCGTGTGGCGCAACGTCTTCTTCAACACGGCGCACGTCCTCGCCTACCCGCGCGTCGCGCTGCTCGGCCTGGAACTGACCGCCGGCGCTCGCTTCAACGGCGGCCTCCCGAACTGCCACATCAAGATCAGCGGCCTGAAGGTCCGCACGTGGCACGCTACGCACGGGTTCTCGCCGCGCACGTTCCTGAAGCCGACGAGCGGCAACTGGGCTTTCAGCTATCACGACCCTGGGCGGAACCCGGCGTGGATCCTGCTCGACTTCCTGACGTCGCCGTGGGGCCTCGGCAAGTTCGTGAAGGACGCCGACCTGGACTTGCCGAGCTTCCGGCGCTGGGCCGCGTTCTGCGACATGGACCCGAGCCCTGCGGACCCGTGGAACGAGCCCGCGTTCCGCTGCGACATCGTCGGCGACACGCCTCGCCCGGCGTGGGAGTGGGTGCTGGCGATCTGTGCGTGCGGCCGCGCTTCGCCTGTCGTTCGCAACGGCAAGATCGGCGTCGTCTACCAGTATCGCGACGAGCACTTCGACAGCGGCATCAACGGCATCGGCGTCGCCGCGAAGACGCCGGTGCAGTTGATCACGTCGGGCAACTGCGAGAAGGTGTCGGTGACGTGGCTGCCGAAGGCGAACCGCGCGACCGCGTTCCTGTTCCAGTTCCTCAACGAGACCAACCTGTATGCGCAGGACGTCCTGCCGATCGAGGACAGCGAAGGCACGCTGAACGACCCGGCCGCGCTCCGCAAGGACGAGTGGCGGCCTGAGACGATCCAAGCCTACGGCGTCACGCGGCCGTCGCAGGTGTTCCGCGAAGGCGTGTGGCGGCATCGCGTGCAGCGGTTGATCCGCCGCGAGCTCGCCTTCGTGACCGGCCGCTGGGCGCTGGCGGCGGAGGTCGGCGACCTGATCGAGTTCGAACACGAGATGCTGCGGCCGTTCGGGACCGACGTGCCGCTGAACATGGTGGTGACGATCGGCGGCACGAACGTCAACACCGTGCAGGTGGACCACGACGTCGTTGGGGCGACGCAGATCATCCTTCGCGACCGCGAAGGCAAGCCGCAGCGCCGTTCCATCACCGGGTTGGCGGCCGTCGATCCGAAGGGAACCGACGTCACCTTCAGCGGCGTGGGAGTGAACGTCGACGCCGGCGCAACGTGCGTGATTGGCCTCGTCGACAAGCTCACCGAGACCTACGAGATCGTCTCGATCACGTTGCAGAAGGACCTGAAGCGCGAGGTCCGCGCCGTGCAGTGGGTGCCCGCCGTTCACGACCCGATCACGCCGGCGATGTTCTCGGCCGGTGGCGTCGAAGACGCTCCGCCGGGCCTGACGGATCGCAGCCAGATCCTCGACCAACCGCCGCAGGAAGGGGAGCCCGCGATCGAGTTCCTGCGCGTCGTTCCTGACCGCGACGGCTCGCACCTGATCGTGTTCGCGAAGCCGATGAACCGGCGCAGCAACAGCGCGCGCGTCTACGTGCGTGACGTCGGCTTCGACGCCTGGATCACCGCCGGCGAGACGACGAACGAAGAACTGCGGTGGCCGCACTTCGTTCCTGGCCGCACCTACGAAGTCGCGGTGTGCCTCGAAGGCGTCTACGGCCAGCACGTGTTGCCCGACGAAGCGCCGAGCATCCAGTTCGTCGCCGACGAGTTCCCGCCGTTCGCACCGCCGCGCATCACGAACGCGCGCGCGGCCGTGCTCGACGAGTTCCTGCTGGTCGAGTGGGACGACCTCGACACCCGCGACCTGATGCACTACGAGGTCCGCATCGGAAGCGACTGGTCGAGCGGTCAGGTCGTCTACCGCGAACGCGGGCCGCGCGCGCTGCTCGGCAATCCGCCCGGCGGCGGCACGGCGCTGATCGCGGCCCGCAGCCGCAGCGGCCTCTACGGCATCCCGGTCGCCGTCGCGTTGCCGGCGTGGTCGCCGCGCAACACGGTCGCCGTCGTCAGCGACGACGACATCGCGCCGTCGCCGGCTGGCACGCACAGCAGCACGCAGTTCACCAGCGGCTACATCACGCTGGTCGCCGGCGCGCTGAACGGCACCTACACCAGCGCCGAGCAAGACGTCGGCTACCAAGCGCCGGTGTTCTGGCAGGTCAAGGTCGATCGCGTCGAGATCGAGAACATCACCGTCGACGAGATGACCTTTGCCGTCGACAGCGGCGAATCGCGGTGGCGCACCGTGAACGGTCGCCCGGCGTCGCCGGCGCACCCTGGTGTCGACTGGCAGACACGCGTTGACGACCTGACGATGACGATCGACGACGTGCCCCACGACCTTCGCGTGCAGGGCCACGTCGGCGAGCCCGGATCGCACACGCGCATCCTGGTCGAGTCGCGCTTCGAAGTCGGCGGCGTCTGGTCGGCCTGGAAGCAGCACAACGACCGCACCGTGGTCGCGAGGAAGATGCAGGTTCGGTTGACGCTGAACCGCGAGAGTGTTCGCTACGAAACCCGAGTGACCGGCCTGAACTTCGCCGGCTTCCTGTGAGGACAAACCCATGAGTCAGAACTGGAACCT